TTACATTTTTTCCTTAAATTGTAGCACCTGTTGCAACAATTCTAATTGGAATGTACAAGAATTCAGCAGCTCTTACTGGTTTAATGGCGATATCAATGTACAACTCATTACGATCAATACGATCTGGTGTGTTGTTTGAATCATCTGAGATGGTAGCAAAGTCATATAGACCACGCTTTACAACCAAGTCACTCAAGAATGCATCAACAACTGCCTTCAAGTTATCACGTGTTAGTTGATCATTTGGTTCGAACACGAAACTCAAAGTATTCTTACGTAACTGACGTTTGATATACTTTACGAGACGTGATACATTGATACGATCCATTGCACTTGCGTTAGCTGCAACTGTCTTTTGACCCCAAACAAGTATTCCACGACCTGGGAAGAATACAATTGGGTTAACATTAACGAAGTAACGATATAGGTCATCACGTTGTCCTTGGTTGACATAAGTCTGAATCAAAGTGGTTGGACCACCAAGAGAACCAGAAACATAACCAAGATCGGTAACACCTTGTACTAGACCACGACGTGTTCCAGCTGGTGCGAACCATAAGAATGCTACTTCATCATTAAAAGCCATTGTGCGTAATGCTGTACCGGCAGGACTTACTAGTACGTTCTTACCGTCAACGTTTGAAGCTAACTGCCATGGATAGTAGTAACATGCATGTTCTGATGTTACACGACTTACAGTCTGTGCCCATGCAACAGTCTCTGATGGATCTTGATCAACAGGAGTATCAGCTACTACTAGTGCTTCTTCCTTAACATCTACACCAACCACGAGAGATACCAATTCATCGGCAACTTCGTGATAACCAGGACATAAAGTTATGTTCCATTCAAAGTTTTCAGATCTAACGTCAACATTAGCGTTAATTTCACCCTGTAATGCAGTAACAATAGCGGTTCTACGTGCTGCGTCATTTGCACCAAGACTTGTCAAATTAAAGAATTCTTGTGTATATTTGAACTGATCAGCTGCGAATGTCAAATCATCTGCGGAATCCTGTGCTGTCCATTCTTCTGGGAAGGAAACGTTAGAACCGGTACCATTAGGACATGGACCTGCATCTGGGTCACCACCTGGTCCACAAGCAGAATAACCTGCAACACCATGGAAATCACTGGTAGAAGGCTGATCAAAGCCATTTGAGAATACTGGATATGGTGCACCAGATTGGTCATCTTCAAAATCACTTTCAACATTAGCAAATGAATAAAGAGGATAAACAGTGTCAATCATAACCTGATTTACTAGTGATAGATATTCACTTTCGGTTAGAGTTTCTTTATAACCAACGGCACCGGATGTCATTGCACCCAAAGCAACATAGCCAGGAACAAGACTGAATAGTAAATCAGAAGTTACACTAACTGTTGTTGTTGGACCGATTGGTGTAGCACCACCATTAACTGCACCACTAGTGATACGAATGTTGCCACCATTTAGTGTTACAGTTGCTGGATCGCCAGTAAGACCTAAGTTCAACTGTGTTTGAATTTCAGTTAGAAGATCACTGACAGTTGGATATACTAATGGGGAACCGGTACCAGCAATTGGAACACCATTAATGGTTGCACCAAGTGTGATTGTTACTAGTTCACTATCAACAGTAATATCAACAGATTCACCACCTACAAATCCAGCTAGTGGGGAACCGGCCTGTGGCGCAACATCTGTGCCACCACTTAGAAGACCTGCATAATCAACTTCCCAATAAGCGTTAGTCCAAGGATCACCTGGAAACTTCTGGTTCAATAGGTTTGTGTCATTAATAAGAACGTTTGCTGCGTTTTCTAGATTGAAAGATGCTTCAGTAATTTTCTTGTCCCAAAGGTCACGAATACTATCAATGTCATCGTCTAGATTAACGTTTGCACGTACAACATATGCACGAGTTCCTTGTGCTAGAAATTGCCATAGGGCATATGCACCATACTCGTTTCTAGCATCACCATGATGTGGGTTACCACTGCTGTCTTCTAGGAAGCGTGGGATACCATAAAGTTCTAATGCTTGCTTCTGAGATGTAACTGTTCTTACAATTCCACTCTCAAAAGTTCCTGCTGCGTCAGTGACGCCATCTTGTTGTTTCTTTTCATCGGCTGTTGCGATCCAAAACAGAGGCACAGTTGGTGCTGCTGCTGGGATGAAAAAAGATTCATCGGTAATTGTTACGCTAACGCCTGGTGATACTAATGTTGCCATTTTAAACTCCTATTTGTAATATTAACCTCAATTTTGTGCCGAAGAACCAGTTGAGGATTCTGGTCTGGCTTATACTACAATATTTATGGAGAAGTACACAAAAATGACAAATTTTGAATTATGGCAACGCTACATCGTCACCATCAAATACTTTATCGTATTGGATTCCTTGACTATCTAAATCAGCAATAATTTCTTCATTAGTCTTGGAACCAGAACTTATCGTACCAATTCGCATATAAATGTCTTTAACAAAGTTCGACTTATAGTCAGTTGGTGCAGATAGATATACAGGAAACTCAAAACTTAATGTGGAAATGAGCATTCTTACATCACTACTAATTGGGTAATTGTCTTCATAGTTAACACCAACAAGTTCAATTCTACTTAACTTCGTCCAATCAAAGATAGCATCACTTGATTGGATCTGTATGCTTGGATCAAACGCCGTTAAAATCTGTTCCAATATTTGATAACGCTGCTGATGATTGCTTGTCCAAATAAATAAGTCAGCAAAACATCGGTATGGGGTTGGCATATACTGTTCAACAGTCTTAATATCATCAGGTAATACACCACCACGACCCAGATAACTTTGCCTGCGTGTTTGGCCTATACCCTTTCTTAATTCTGGAGATAATTCCACATTGGTAATGTTCGCACTCATGATAGGTAAACGTAATGGTTTGTTTTGAGTAAACCCACCCTTAATCCATCCAGCCACACGATCACGATTACCATTCATAATTGGTACAGGAATTAGTTTTTCTTCATCACCTGATCGGCTATTCTTGCCTATACGACATTGTAATCCAGCAAACACTGCCATGAACTGAAGATAATATCTTTCAAACTGTTCATCATAGTAATAATTCTTAAATGCTGCCTTATTGCCCATATTACTTTCCTATGTCCTTTGCTGGTTTCTTATCTGGACTACTTAAAAATTCTTGAAGAATTGGACGAGTCTTTTCATATTTCATTCTTTTATCTGATTCCATGAATATCCATCTATTCTTTACTTCTGAATATTTAAATAATCTTGCTGGAATCGTTTCATCAATATTTTCATATGTCTGTCGGTGCCATGCACCATCAGTTAAACCGGTCACAGGTGGAAGTGTTTCTCCTTCTGTAAATGCTTCACCATTAGGTGGCATTGCATCTTCAACATACAGATCTCTAGGTCTCAACCCTAAACGTAAAGTATTTCCCGCATCCTGATTAATAAGTGCTTCTCTTTCTTCAGGTGTAAATTGATGTACATCTGCTGGATCTCTACCACGTTGCGGCACATGCGCTTTGTCAGTTGCAGTTTGTTCAATAGTATGACTTATGTCTGAATAATCCTGGAAGATGGAATGATTACCACTTTCCATATCTTCGGTACCATCTTTATTAACAAGACGACCAGTACCATCATCATAACTTTCAAGACCACCAAATATGTCAGCAGTTTCTTGAGTAGCCATCATTGGCTGTGCAGTAGCACGCATTAATGTCGTTACCCAACCTGGTGTGTATCCTTCAGCATCCCAAGTAACGTCAATAACTTCCATGTACTTCTTAACTGGTTCCATCTTTGCATTAAATTGGATCTCACTTGGAACTTCAAAAATGTCCCCAACAACTAACGGTCTTCCTAATATAGCAATAACACTCGAAAATCCAAACACAAATGGAATGATCTGGTTTGGTAGTTCTATACCAGCACGAGACATGTCTGTTGCTTCATCTGTTAATGGATACGTTCCTTTCAATAACAGTGTTTCAGTTGCGTAATCACGATCACGATTTTCATTCCATATCTTATCTTGAATGTCTTCAATGGAAGTGCGATCATAATCCATCATTTCTAATGCCTGTACAGCCCAATGATTACCTACACTTCCATTAAATTCAACTGGACGCAATCTCCAATATCTCATTGGTGCTGTGTTCTTGAAATGTGCAGTGGTATAACAATCATCATCCGGCATTGTCAATATTGCAACACCAAACCATGTCTTACCATCTTCAGATCGTTCTACACGAATCTTTGTTGCACGATTTACTGCATTGTTGCCTTGCTTAAGTTTGATAGTGGCGATATTATGTTTAATGGAAGTGTCTGTCCCATAACGTCGTCTATCATTGTCGAGTTTGATTTCACCAAAGTCATAACCTATGTATGCGGATGTAGTAACAGCTGAACCGGTTTGTGCGGAATGCCATTCTTCAGCGATAATAGTGAATGCCTTTTCTTTACCAAATCCTGCGACATCTCCACCGGAGATAGCAGAACCGTTTCCTGTCACATCAACAAGTTGACCTTGTTCATGGATACCAAGGAGTTTGAACACGTTAATATCAGCGGCACCAATATTAAGGCTTTCGTTGACTACACCATCAATGAAGCAGTTATCACGACCTTTAGATAGTTGCCATGGTTTGCAAGTTTTATCAGAACTTCCAGTATCTGGACACAGTGCAGCACCTACTGCATTTTCTACATCTGGTGCTGGACCGGCACAACTATTTCCACCGGTTGGTAGATCAGAATCGTCTCCCCCGTTTATAGGGTTTCCGTCTTCATCAATTACATTTTCACATACGTCATCGGCCATT